ATGGCCTGTGAAGCGGTGTGGATGGTGGTGAGCATGAGCGGTCTTTCCCCAGTGAATGACCCGTCAGATAGCCGGGCAGGATTAGGATAAGGCCAGTTCCCCAAAGTTCCTTAATCGGCATACGTCCCGCAACATTGTCGGTGGGTCCGTTTAGGGTTGGAAGACCCCAGCTATGCCCCTGCTTTTGTTACGCAAACGGTATGCAAGTTCCCCTATAAGTTCCTCATTTGTCAGTAGCCCGGCGCGTGAGACTGGACGCAATTTATCTTCTTCTTCGGCGGATAGGTCGGCCCATGAGGCTTCGGTTGCGCCTTCTCTCATGTAGTCCAGGGTGACGTTCTGGGAGGGGATGATTTCGTGGTGGTCAAGGACTTCGCGGATGGAGCCTTGACGCCAATTGAGAGCTTTCTCCACCTTGTTAAGTGTGGTGTCCCACGGGGCGCGTTCGCCTTTTTCGAGGGTCCGCAACGTCTTCAGATCCACCTCCGCATGTTTGGCGAAGGGTTGCTGTGCGTAGTCCATGGCGAGGCGCCCGTCTTTGACGAGTTGGCCGATGGTTTTGAGTGCTTCTTGGTATTCCACTAGCTAAGAATCGAGCATGTTTGATTTGTAAACAAGTGGAGGTTCTGGGGTAACTCTTGCCAAAATTCGGCGGGGTGTTGGGTGTTCGAAAGTATGTTCGAAAATTACACCCATGGCATTAGGGAAGTCTTTCGGCGTTGTTCCCGTGTCGCTCTTGCATAGTTCCACAATCTTCCCTAAAGTTACATACATGACTACAGCGAAACGCCGGGGCCCCCGCCCCCGCCACAACGACCCCGACCCTGCGACCACTGGCGAGAACCTCCGCGCCGTCCGACTGTCCCGCGGCATCACCCAGGCCGAACTGGCAACGGCCCTTGGCTTCACCTCCCACGTGGGGGTGACGCACATCGAGACCGGCTACCGGGGCATGACGGACAAGCGCCTGAATGAGGCCGCCGCCTACCTTGGTGTGGCTCCGTCCGTGATCCGCGCCCCGAAGGTCACCCGATGAGGTACGAATTCGATACCTGCCGGTTCTGGAAGCGTGTTGAGAAGACCGAAACCTGCTGGTTGTGGACTGGGACCCGGAATAGTGCCGGCTACGGCCAGCTAACCGGGAAGCTGAGCGCCCGCCGCTGTTACCTCCGGGCGCACCGCGTCTCCTTCGAAATCGTGAACGGCCCGATTCCGGACGGCATGCTGGTCGATCACATTTGCCAAGTCCGGTCTTGCGTACGGCCAGACCACCTCCGGTTAGCGACAGCTAAACAGAACCAAGAACACCGAGTGGGTGCGCAGAGCAATAGCAGCACGGGGGTGCGAGGAGTTTCTTGGCACCAGAAGGCAGGGAAGTGGGAGGCGCAGGTAACCCACCACCAGAAAAAGAAGTACCTCGGACTGTTTACGTCCATCGAGGAGGCCACGGAAGCGGTCACAGCCTACCGGAATGAAGTCTTCACTCGGAATGACAGGGACAGGAGTGCAGCATGACGCAGGCATTTGTTCTGACCGACTTGGACTGGGAAGCGGATGCCAGAGCGGCCCTCCTGAAAGTAGCTGCGGAAGGTAAACCCTTTGATGCATTCGACCTCACCCAGCGGGCGGACCTCCGGGAACCGCCGAATTCCTCCATGTGGGGTGCCCTGTTCCGTGAGGCTGCGAAGGATGGGGTGATCCGGTGGGTGGGTGCGCGGAAGTCGCGCCGGCCGCAGCGCCGGGGCTCTCTCGTGAGCGTGTGGAGGGCAGCAGCATGACCACCGAATGGGCCGTGAAGTGGGAGCCCCTAGGTCCGCTCCCAGGCGATATCCGCCCGAAAGAATCCCGGCAGGCAGCCGAAGACGCTCTCAAATCATCCATGTTCCCCGGCACCCTTGTGTGCCGCGAAGTCTCCGAATGGAGTGAAGCAAAGTGAAGCCGATCAAGGTGTACCAGTGCAAGCAGGACTGCTGCGTGGTCCGTGTCCCGTCCCGCAGGTTCTGGTACGTGAGGACGCCGCAGGGCCGCGAGACGTTCAGCAGCTACCGTGACGCGGCCTACTTCGCCGGGTACGCTGCCGCGGCCCTCCCCCAGGAGGTGACGGCATGAACACCCCGTACCGCGTAGGCGACAGGTGGCGGTGCTTCGAGGTCATCCGGGAAGACAAAGGCTGGGGTGGGCCCCACGGACAGACTCGAAAGCCCACCGTGTGGCGGTGCGTTGACTGCGGCTTCACCATCCCGGCAGAACTCACTGGTTGGGGCCGGACCAGGATGGCCGACCACCACGAATGCGGCCACTCCCCCTGTCCCGCATGTGGGCAGAAGCTCCTGCGCCGCAAGGATGGGACGCCCCGCCAGCACGCGCACAACCGGTGCCCCGGCAAAACCCCGGGCCACAAGATCGAACGTGAGTACGTGAAGAACATGACCGAAAGGGAACTGGCATGACCGCGCTGACCGGGGATGCCCGGGTGAAGGACGTGGCCGACTACCTCTCCATGCACCCGGAGACGGTCCGGACCATGGCACGTAGCGGGGATTTCCCGAACGCGTACAAGACGAACGGGCGGACGTCGCCTATCCGGATCCCGTGGGCTGATGTTCAGGCGTGGCGGGCCAAGCAGCCAAGGGCCAACCGATGAAGCCGTACTACGAGGACGAGCATGTTGCCCTGTACCACGGAACGGCTGCCGATGTCCTGCCGGAGGTCGGCTTCGCTGATCTCATAGTCACCGATCCGCCATACGGCGAGACTGCCCTCGAGTGGGACATCTGGCCGGACGAATGGCCAGGGATGATGTCGAACTACACCAACTCCATGTGGTGCTTTGGCTCGATGCGGATGTTCCTTGAACATGGCAACGAATTCAGGGATTGGAAGCTGTCACAGGACATCGTTTGGGAAAAGCACAACGGCAGCGGCTTTGCATCGGATCGGTTCAAGCGGGTTCATGAGAACGCACTCCACTGGTATCGCGGTGAGTGGTCAGCCATCCACCACGAGACGCCGCGCATTCCCGGAGGAAGCGGATCCAAGTCTGTCCGGAGACGCGGCAAGACGGACCACACGGGAAAGATTAGCGACGTTGGGTACGTCGATGACGGCCTGCGGCTGATGCGGTCCGTGCTGCCCGTCAGATCGATGCATGGTCAAGCGATCCACCCCACGGAAAAACCGGTCGGGGTACTCGAACCACTGATCGATTACGGGTGCCCTCGAGGCGGATTGGTCCTGGATCCGTTCGCGGGGTCAGGTTCCACGCTGGTAGCCGCCCGGAATCTTGGCTGCCGTGCAATCGGGATCGAAATGCGCGAGGCGCAGTGCGAGGCAACTGCAAAGCGACTGGCACAACAGACGCTGGACATCTTCGGGGTGGCGTGATGGACCTGTTCCCTGCTGTGCGGCAGGCGATAAATGACGCGGAAGGCGCCGCCCACTCCCCCGATGAACTCCTGGACGTCCAAGCCCGTGCGGCTGTGGAGGCTGTGCAGCGGTCGGGGTGGGTGGAGCAGGCGGGCTGGGAGTACGCGGCCCGGTCGGGGGACGTGACGCTGTCCTGCGGCTTCCACACGCATGCGGGGGCGGTGCGGGACGCGGAGGATCAGGGCCTTACGGGGTTTGTGATTGAGCGCCGGCCGATCGGTGTTTGGGAAGTTTCCGAAGATTCTTCCCCGAATAACCCCGTCTGACTAGTAACTTTCGGGAACAACTGGTAAGTTTATTCCCATCAGCAAAGGAGTCCGGCAGCGCGAACTACCGGACCCCGAACCACCGCTAACCAGACAAAGGAACTAGCAATGGATCACCTCGATTTTACCCACAGCTACCTGTTCGACAAGGACCTAGCCGCGAACATCGTCCACGCCGAAGCGAAACGCTTCCACGCCGAACTCCCCATCACCGGGTACAGCGAAGCCGAACTGCAGGACCTCGGACGCAAACTCTCCTGGATCCTCGCCAAGGACATCAACCCCGCCGACCTGGACACCATCGTCATGTACGTGGGTGAACTAGCCAGCATCGACGCCGGCACCCACGAGGAACTGGACCTGAACCGGTCCGGGACGATCGACAACCGTACCGAACTCCGCGACCGGATCACGGCCCTCCTGTTCGAGGAGATCACGTTCATGGTCGTGGGCGTCCGTACCCGGTGGGAGTTGGCAGCATGAGCCGCCGTATCCGCCTGACACGCCGCGGGGAACTGGTCTTCGGTTCCCTCGCCGGGGCCGTCTACGTCTTCACCATCGTCCTCTGCTTCGCCGTCCTTGGCGACTTCCTGGGGATCTGACCGTGGGCTGCTACTGCCGGGGCGCCGGGATATGCGCGAACTGCGGAGAACACACCTGTACCGACTGCACCTGTGACGATATCGACCAGAAGAAGGACTCATGAGCTGGGAACCACAAGACGACGCACCCTATGGGGAGTGGATCGTTTATGACGAGATCGGCGCCGTGATCGGCTCCTACGGCCAGGACGAGTACCGGGCCAAAGAGGTTGCCCGCTCCTGCGGCGGCCGGGACCTCGGCATCACAGCCACTTACGTGGAGATGAACCGATGACCACCAAGACGGTGACTAAGGGCCTGGTCTTCCATGAGGAGGGCCACAAGTACACGCTGGACGGGAAGCGCACCACCTCCGTCACCACCATCCTCTCCGGAGGTATCCCCAAACCCTTCCTGGTCCCGTGGGCTGCCCGCCGCGCCGCTGAGTACGCGATCGCCAACCCCGGCGCATCCTTGGACGAGATCCGGACCGCCCCGGACCGTGAACGCGACACCGCCGGCATCCGCGGGACCGCCGTCCACGACATAGCCGAACGCATCATCCACGGCCAGCCCGTGGACGTCCCCGAAGAGCTGTACCCCTACGTGGACGGGTATGTGCGGTTCCTGGACGCGTTCCGGGTGGAACCGGTGCTGGTGGAGAAGACGGTCGCGCACCGGGGCATGGGGTACGCGGGCAGGTTCGATGCGATAGTCCGGCTCCCGGGCCTGAATGGGTCGGACCCGGTGATGGTGGACCTGAAGACCTCCAACGGGGTGTACCGGGAGACGAAGGCCCAGTGTGCCGCTTATTCCCTGGCTGACTTCTATGTGGAGAAGGACGCCCCCGCCGTGGAGCTTGCACTCCCCCAGGTGCAGGCGTCCTACGTCGCGCACATCACCCCGCACGGCACCGAACTCCACCCGCTCGCCCGGGACCGGGCCGAACTCCTGGAGCACTTCGAGATCTTCAAGCACGCCCACGCGATCTACCGGTTCGGACTCGCAAAACACAAAGTCCTGGACCCCATCCCCTACCCCGCTATCGAATTTGAAGAGGCCTCCTAATGAGTGTGTACGAAGCAATCAACGCGGTCATGGACGACGTCCGCGCCGTTGGCAAGAACGACCGGAACGAACAGCAGCGGTTCAACTTCCGCGGCATCGATGCCGTGGTCAACGCCCTCTCCCCCGTGATGCGGAAGCACGGGCTGACGGTCCGACCTTCCAATGTGCTGAGCATTGAGCACATCCCGTTCACGGCGAAGTCCGGCGGGGCCGGCGTCTCCTGCCGTGTGGTGATCGAGTACACGTTCACGGACGTAACCGGGGACTCGTGCACGTCCATCGTGGCGGCGGAAGCGAACGACTACGGCGACAAGTCCACACCCAAGGCCATGTCCGTGGCGTTCCGCACCTGCCTGCTGCAGGCGTTCGCGCTGCCGACCACGGAAACGGACCCGGATGCGGAGTCCTACGAGCATGGGGAGAAGCCGCAGGCGACGTCCGGCGGCACCCGGCAGATGACCCGCACGCCCCCGCCCTCTGATGATGTCAAGGCGGCGTGGCAGGCGAAGATCGAGGAACGAAAGACCAAGGCGGAACTGAAGGCTTTGTGGCAGGAAGCCCAGGCTGACGGCGCCCACCCTGCCATCCTCTCGATGATCGCTGACGCCGGCAAGGTCGCAGCATGAGCACCCCAACCACCAACGATGTGATCCTGCAGCTCGCCCAACTCGGGCGGGATCTGGATAACAAACAGAGGGAGATCCGGGACCTTGACGAGGCGGCCGTACGCGCACGGGCCCGTTACGAAGTAACACTCTCCCGGAACTTCCTCAAAGCAGAAGGCCCCATGGACGTCCGTAAGCACCAGGCGATCGTGGACACGGCGGAATTGAAACTGGACGCGGAGATCGCGGACCAGGTGTTGAGGGCGGCGCGGGAAGCAATCCGGGTCCTTCGGGACCGGCTGGATATTGGGCGCTCCCTCAACTCCGCTATCAAGTCTGAGTGGTCGGCGCAGGGTACGGGGCAGGGGCTGGCGGCATGAACGGGTTCAGCAAGGCCCAAAAGATCGCCATCTCCGCCCGCGACCTTGGCTGTGTCATCCACGGAGCTACTGGCTGTTCCGGGGACCTTGTCCACCACCACCGGAAGGGGCGGGGGCATGGCGGAGTGAAGTCCCGGAACCGTGTAGCAAACGGCCTGCTGGTCTGCGCTGCTTGGAATGGGGACGTGGAGTCCGACCCGGTCCTTGCAGGAGAGGCGCGGGCCAAAGGGTGGAAGCTCCGCACAGACCATGAGATCGACACGATGCCCGTATACATTCCCAAGCTTGGCCGGTCCGTCCTGCTGGACGACGCCGGCAACTACCTAGACCTTCAACGAAACATCATCACAATTCAGGAAGCAGCGTAAACATGGCAGGCGAGACGATTCTTACGATCATCGGCAACACGACGGCCCCGGCCGAATTGCGGTTCACTCCATCGGGGAGCGCCGTGGCTACGTTCACAGTGGCGAGTACCCCGCGCACGTTCGACCGGCAGTCGAATGAGTGGAAGGACGGCGACACTCTGTTCCTCAGGTGCAGTGCGTGGCGGGAGATGGCAGAGAACATCGCGGAGACGCTGGACCAGAAGGGTATGCGCGTCGTGGTCCAAGGGCGACTGAAGCAGCGTTCCTATGAGAAGGACGGGCAGACTCGGACGATTGTTGAGTTGGAGGCTGACGAAGTGGCGCCCAGTTTGCGGTATGCGAACGCGAAGGTGAACCGGACCCAGCGCAGCGGCGGCAACGGTGGCGGCCAGGCATCGGGCGGCGATTGGGGCGGCCAACCAGCGGCGGCTGCCTCCAATGCCGGCGGCTGGGGTAACGGACCGGAGTCCGAACCGCCTTTTTGAGATGCAAGCGTGACTGTCCTGTAGGGGCCGGGTGTCTTCGGATGCCCGGCCCTTTTGCGTGCCCGGGAACTCCCTCATCCAAGTAGCCGGCATGGGGAAAAGTGAGTACAAAAGTGGGGCGACACGGGTAGAAAGTTGGTGCGTACTTAGGCGAATTGGGGAACATTCGGGTAAGATGTTACTACCAGCAAACAAAACAAAACGGCCCGCCTGATGCTGTCAACATCGAGACGGGCCAACCATCCACTGGGAGGGAATGGTCTTCTTGAAAAACAATACAACCGTGCCTGAGTCCGGCGCAACAACTAATCCAGACGTTTTACTAAACCTTTTGAGCAGGGTCTCCAAGGCATACGACGCACAGGCTGAACAGCTGGCGGAGTTGGACGCCCTCCGCCGCGAGGTTGGCCGGCTCTCCATCGCCGCCGGCAACACCTACCAGCGCACCGGGGACGCGATGAACCGCGACCGGTCCACCGTCCACATCCTGATCAATGGCAGGGCAGCATGAGCGACAGGATCAAACGTGACTGCCATTGCGAGCGGGCCAATCACTCCCACGGCACCCGCACCGCCTACGTCGTGGACGAGTGCCGCTGCCGCCCCTGCACCGACGCCGCAGCACTCGTGGAGTCCACCCGCCGCCGCATGAAAGCCTACGGTCGCTACGACACCGGCCGGGTAGACGCCCAACCGGTCAGGAAACATATAGCCAAACTCATGGAGTACGGCATTGGCATGAAAAGGATTGCCGCCGCGGCCGGGGTGTCGAACTCCACCCTTGGGAAAGTCATGTACGGCGAACCTTCCCGCGGCGTGCAGCCGCGTGGGCGGGTAGAGAAGCATGTTGCGGACGGCGTCCTCGCTATCCGGCCATCCCTGGATCACCTGGGTAAAACAGTGACCGTGGATTCCACAGGCACCTGCCGGCGCATTCAGGCTTTGGTGACCATCGGGTGGTCCCAGTCCCGCCTTGGTGTCCTGTTGGGTATGGAGCCGGGGAACTTCAACCGGACCATCAAGTCGCCCCGGGTGCGCGCCGAAACAGCCCGTAAGGTCAAGGCACTCTATGACGAGCTGTGGAACCAGCCGCAGTCCGGGGATGACTGGCGTTCCAGGATCTCCGTTTCCCGGTCCAAGAATTACGCGAAGGCGCATGGCTGGCTGCCGCCCCTGGCGTGGGATGACGAGACGATTGACGACCCGGATACTGCCCCGGCCGTGTTCGAGGAAACCCCGCTGGCGCATGGGGAGGAACGTGTCGCTGACATTGAGTTCCTTATCCGTTCGGGCGCAGGGCAGGCGGAGATCCTGTCAAGGCTTGGCTTCAAGAATATGGGGGCGTTGGAGCGGCTCTGCTACCGGTATGACCGTGGCGACGTCGTCCGCACTATGAAGAACCTCCGGTCCCTGGAGGTGGCAGCCTGATGGCGTACAAGTATCGCGGAACGATTCGCGACGTCGAAGAGGAACCCACGCCCACCAGAGCCCCAAGCCAGGGCGTGTTCGACCCGTCCAAGTGCGGGACCTATGCCGGGTACCGGCAACACCAGAAGTATGGGCTGATGCCGGCCTGCCGGCCGTGCAAGGACGCCCAGGCAGCGTACAGCAGGGATTACATCGAACGGCGGGGTGGCCGGACAGCACCGGCTATCCGGGAGTTCCAGCCGGGCGCCTGCGGGACCTATGCGGGTTACGCCAGGCACCTCCGGTCAGAGGTGCCCCCGTGCGAAGCCTGCCACGCAGCGTGGCTGGCGTACCGGCGTGAATGGCGCTCGAGGAAGAGGGCGGCCTGATGGCTACTGACCGGTTGTTCTTCAAGCTGCACAACGGGTTCCCTGAGCACCCGAAGGCCATCGAGCTCTCTGACAAGGCGTTCCGCCAACTCATCGAGGCATGGTGCTACTGCTCGAGGAACCTCAATGATGGGCGCCTCTCAAAGGCCCAGTTTCTCAAGCTTTTTTCAGCAAAATCCCGAAAAGAACTGCTGTCAGTAGGCTTCGTGATGGAGTTCGAAAATGGCTACGAAATGCACGACTATTTGGAGCACCAACAGTCCGCCGAACAGGTCGAAAACCGCAGAAACAAGCGGGCTGCGGCGGGTTCCATGGGCGGCAGGGCGAAAGCAAATGGGTTAGCAAGTGCTAGCTCACATGCTAAGCAAACGGCTAGCAAATCTGTAGCAGATACAGATACAGATACAGATGAAGTACCTAAAGGTACTTCTCTGCCGCGTAGCCGCGGCCAAAGAATCCCTGCTGACTTCACGGTTGCCCCGGCCATGGTGGCGTGGGCCCGGGCGAACTGCCCGAACGTGGACGGGCCGCGGGAGACAACGAAGTTCATCAACTACTACCAGGGCCTGTCCGGGGCCAAGGCGGTGAAGTTGGACTGGGTGGCGACGTGGCGGAACTGGATGTTGAACGCGGCCGAACGCGCACCCCAAGGCAAGCTCACGACGGGTGACAAGATGCGGGACACTGTCGCCCGCGCCCAAGCACTGCAGGACCGGATGAACAACTCAGCCACCCAAACCATTCTTGAGATAGGCGCATGATCATGGACATTGTTGAAACAGGCGTGGTCCTGGCAAAGATCCAGGCTTTCGATAACCGCAACGTGGACGACGCGACGACGATCGCATGGCAGGAAGTCCTCGAGCCGCACACCCTCCAAGATGCGCTCAAAGCGGTCTCTGACTACTTCCGGGTGTCGTCGGCATGGATCATGCCCTCCCACATCGTGGAGCGCGTCCAGGCCATGGAGGAAGCCCGGCAGCACCAGTTCAAGAACGGCTGCCACCTGAACCCTGCCGATGAGGACAAGATCTTCGCCACCGGAGACTCCGGCTCCTGGTCGAAAGCCATGCGGGCACTGAACCGTGCCGCCCGTACCGGGGCGCTCACTCCGGCCGCGTACGAGGCGTACCAGTCTGGTGACCAGCCGCTCGAGGCGTTCCTCAGCCGCAAGGCCATCCAGTGATCCCCCCGCAGGACATTGAGGCCGAACGCTCCGTTCTCGGGGCCATGCTTCTGTCGCGGCATGTGATTCAGGAGATCGCGGAGACGGTCAACGGGGCGGACTTCTACCGGCCGGCCCACGAAACCATTTTCGATGTGATCCTGGGGCTCCACGGCGCCGGGGACCCGGTGGACGCGGTCACGGTCACTGCTGCCCTCTCGAGCGCCGGGGACCTCGAGAGGGCAGGCGGACCCGCCTACCTCCACGATCTGGCGCAGGCGTGCCCGTCACCGTCCGTGGGCGGCTATTACGCGGGCATCGTCGCCGCCCACGGGGCCCGGCGGCGGCTGGTGCAGATCGCGGGCCGGTTGCGGCAGCAGGCGGAGGAAGGCGGGGACCTTGACACGCTGACTGAGGAAGCCCGGGCAGCGATGGAGGGCATCAACACCGGGACCGGCGCGGGGATCCGGGCCGTGGCTGAAACCATTGACGACACCCTGGACTCCCTGGACTCCCCGGTCACGTATGTGGAGACGCCGTGGCAGAACGTGAACCAGTTCATTCAGGGTTGGCGGCCGGGCGCCCTGTACGTGATCGGCGCCCGCCCCTCTGTGGGTAAGACGGTGGCAGGGTTCCAGGCTGCACTGTCGCTGTGCAACCGTGGGCCGGTGGCGTTCACGTCCCTCGAGATGTCGAACACGGAGCTTGAGCTGCGGATGGTGTCGCAGGAGGCGAAGGTGGACATGGGCCGGATCACGCGCCGGCAGTTGACCAACGCGGACTGGGAACGGGTCGCCGGGGCCAGGGCGCGGTGGGGGAAGCTCCCCCTGTTCATTGACCCCTCGCGGGACGCGACGATGGCGCAGGTCGCCCGGCACGCCTGGTCGGTGAAGCGGAAGCACGGGCTCGCCGCGGTGGTTGTGGATTACTTGGGGTTGCTCGAGCACCCGGACTCCCGGAAGTCGGAGTATGAGGTGGTCACGGAGAACGCCAGGAAGTTGAAGCTGCTGGCGCAGGCCCTCGAGGTCCCCGTCATTGCGTTGTCGCAGCTCTCGAGGAAGAACGAGGGCAGGGAGCAGAAGACCCCGCAGTTGTCGGATCTTCGCTCGAGTGGCGCGGTTGAGCAGGACGCGGACGTGGTGATCCTGATGCACAGGGATTTGATGGAGTCCCCGCATGAGGCGGAGTTGATTGTGGCGAAGAACCGGCATGGGGTGACGGGGACGGCGGATATGGATTTCGTGGGGCATCATTCGATGCTGCGGGATCGTGGCCGGCCGCAGGGGTTCTACTCGTGAGCTCGGTCCGGGTCGTGGTGGACGGGACCCCGGCGCCGCAGGGAAGTAAGAAGCATGTGGGCCGGGGCCGGTTGGTGGAGGTGTCGAAGAACCTGCCGGCGTGGCGGGCCGTGGTGGAGGCTGCGGCGAGGGAGGCGGCGGGGCCGGGGTGGGTGCCGTGGGATGGTCCGGTGATGGTGTCGGGGACGGTGGGTATCCTGCGGCCGGGGTCTACGAAGTTCAAGGACTTCCCGGCTGGTGCCCCGGATCTGGACAAGCTGCAGCGGAGTATTGGGGATGCGTTGGAGAAGTCGCGTTTGATCACGAATGATGCCCGGATTGTGCATTGGGATATTCGGAAGGTGTGGGCTGTGGTGCCGGGTGCGGATCTGACGGTTACGGAACTTATGGGGTAATTCTTCCCAAAAGGTGTGTAACTTTGAGGAACAAACTGCTAGACTGGTCCTATCAATGAAGAAGCCGTCCGGGCTGGTTGAGAGCCCGGACGGCCATCACGGAAGGTCTCTCCGATGACAACCAGCGTACACACCCCACTCGACCACGGAGTGCTGTCCGGTATCCGCCGGCACTCCACTCCGACTCAGCGCCGCAAAGAAGCAGCCGCCATGGATCGGTCTATCGACCAGGCAGTGGCGGCTGTAAAGGCCCAGCAGGCAGCCGAAACGGCCGACGCCAAGGCACGCTACGCCGAACGCAGCAAGCCGGTCCCGTTCACCACCGAAAAACTGAAAGCAGCCCGCGCCATTCGGACCAGCGTTGGCTGGCACAAGGTGGTCAAGGTCAACGCCAAGTCCGTCACGGTCGAGACGGGCTATTCCTGGACTGACCGGTACGCCCTCGACAAGGTTCTGGAGGTCCGGGCGTGAGCGCCCCGGTTGTCCCGGGCTTCCGTGTTGAGTGGACCGGACGGGTAGCCGTTTACATCCCTGTGAAGCCGGCCCAGAAGTGAAGGGCTGGTTCAGGGCACTCCGCTGGGAGCGCCGCCGGCCCGCACCCGATCCCCGGCCGAGGATCAGCCCCGAAGACCGCATGGTCGCCGCATGGTGGGGCTACACCCCGGAGCAGTGGGTCGCACTCCCCCACGACGTGCAGACCGAGAAGCGCGACACCGTCACATGGGCCAGGCAGCCATGAGCCTCCCATCGTGCCGAGCGCAGAACCCATCCTGCGGTGCCTGCGGATCCGAAACCCGGTTCGACGGCGACTCATTCCTCTGTGAGGACTGCGGCCTGAACTATCTGGACGGCGAGGACATCACCACCCCGGAGTTCATCGAGGACGTCGAGGCCTGCGGAGTAGCGTGCAGCAACTTCTGGCACGGACCAAAGCATCTCGACCTCACATGCAGCCCCTGCGAGCTGCCCAAAGGGCACACCTCTGACTGCTGGACGGACTGCAAATGACCGCGCATAACCCTGTGGAGGTCACGGGGAACATCATCGTCCACCACCCAACCCAGCAGCAGGGGGACAAGAAATGAAGGCACTAGAACTCACCGTGTACCCGAAGCCGCGATACGCGCTCACCACGTGGCAATACCAAGCGGACCCGTCGAAACGCTTCACGGACGCGGAACTCGCGGCGGAACACTGGCGGGCTAAGTACACCGGGGTGTGGGCTGAGCATAATAGCGGGCTGAACGATGAGCGCCGCGCAATGCTCGCCACCGTCGAACGCTTCGCCACCCTCCCCCACTACGACGATCCGCAGCATGAGTGAGTGCAAGAACTGCGGCCGCGGCGACGGCGCCCATTATGCGTGGTGCACTAACCCCGCATTCGTCAGAGCCGCAACGTTCGACCACAACGCACCCCTCCCACCAGCCCCCAACTACCGGCCCCGCGAATGGGAAACCGAACCGAAGGACAAGCCATGAACTGCACGACTTGCAACGACGAGGGCGTTACCGACTCGAACCCGGACGTCACTGAGCGCGCTCCATGGTCGTTCTGGACCAGCCTCCCGCCAGGATCAGATCTCGC